CCGTATGCGATGCGTCAGAGTTTGGCTATTTAAAGGAAGGCTGGGATGGAAACAAGGTGGTGTGTTAGTTGCCAGGTTTTACGACCAGCTCATAGTTTTAAGTTGGTAAGGTCTGGCAAAGCAAGCAGATGGAAATGTGAAGTTTGTTTAAAACGAGAGGCAGAAAGAAAATATGGAAAATAACTTTATTTATACCCCTAGCTCTACAGATATAGAGATTCGCTGGAGAAAGCTGCATGGCTATGTTCCAGCTAGTGAGCAAGATTTTTACAAGAAAAAGTGGGCAAGTTTTAAAGCAGAATTTGCTCGTACCTTAGACGATGCGCCCAAAAAGCTAACGCCTAATGATGTAGTCGTTTATCAATGGAGAAAACGAAAGTGATTAATAAAAAATGTCTTGAGGCTTTCAATCAATTATCTGAGCCTGTATACCATCCACAAGAGTATTTTATGCTAGGCTGGAACGCTGCGATTGATGCTTTATCTGCTGAGTTTTCTCGCAAATGGGAGATGAGTGAATTAGATGATATAGACTTCATTGTCCACCCAAAGCAAGAACAAATGCACGATGACGAGTGAATGGTATCCTTTATGTTACTCATCAAGATGGGATTACAAGGCTTGGTTATATCTAAGAGATCATGCCCAAGAGGTAGTCAATATTTGCGATGATTGCACAAAAGATTACATGGAAACAATGCAAAAACAGAACCGATGCGACCCAGCAACGGCACAAAAACTAACCACGAATAGCAAAAAAACATGACAGACTACTCAGAAATTTATATAGAAATTAATCGGACTCTTAAAAGTTACTATAACTACCAAATAAAAAACAATTATGAAAAATCTGCTGAAGCTGCTAACGAATTAGCAATATTGGCAGAGAATTTAAAATTAATAGCAGAGGCCAGAAAATGACTACCTTCACAACTGAGGATAGGATTGCAGTAGAGCAAGGCACAGATGCTTGGCATCAGCTTAGGCTAGGCAAGGTTACTGCAAGCAGAATGGCAGATGTGTTATCTAAGGGGAAGTCTGGGGAGTCTGCGAGTCGTACCAAATATCGTACGGAATTAGTAGTGCAAAGGCTTACGGGGTTGCCCAGCGAGTCTTTTACCAACGCTGCAATGGAATGGGGGACAAAGACCGAGCCTCTAGCTAGGGTAGCGTATGAGGTTGCAAAAGGTTGCTTTGTAGAACAAGTAGCTTTTGTAGATCACCCTACAATTAAGTGGTTTGGGTGTAGCCCAGACGGGCTTGTGGGAGAGGGTCTGATTGAGATTAAGTGTCCCAATAGTAGTACGCATATAGAGTATTTGATGGATGATAAACCACCATCTAAGTATATCCCTCAGATGCAATGCCAGATGGCTGTAACAGGGGCTAAGTGGTGCGATTTCGTATCATTTGACCCTAGACTACCAGATGACTTGCAACTGTTTGTAGTGCGCCTTGAGAGGGATGATGAGTATATCAAGGCAATGGAAGTAGAAGTAGAGAAGTTCTTAAGCGAGGTCGAAGTTACATTAACTAAATTGAAAGCGAGAAAATAATGGCCTATGAAATGAAAGAGGGTGGATTTAGCCTGTTCAAAAATAATCGTAAGGAAAAAGAAACCCATCCTGACTATGCTGGATCAATTATGATTAACGGGAAAGAGTATTACCTAAATGCCTGGCTAAAAGAAGGTAAAAATGGTAAGTTCTTTTCGGGATCAGTCGGAAAACAAAAGGTTGCAAAGGATAACTTTGCGCCTAAAGGGAACGATGAGATGCCAAAGATCATAGACGATGACTTTGGAGATACGCCCTTTTAAATGTTACAGATGAGATCGGCATTAACCTTCACGAAGGAGAGCCTGCACCCTTCCGATTATGCAGGCAAACGCTTTGACCAAGCGTTATTTGATAAGTACGATCCACCAGCTAGAAAGGCTGTAACCGATTGGATACAGATGAAGTGGGGATTAGAGTGTAGGGAAAACCCTAATGTCTATGGAGTTGATCTAATCGCTTACAGAGCAGGTAATCCAGTTGGCTTTGTTGAAGTTGAAGTACGGAGCTGGAACTTTTGCCACCATCCCACCATCCATATAGCACATCGTAAAGCAAAGCTATTTCAGCAAGATCGGCCTGTTCTATTTTTTGCACTAACGCAAGACTTAAGTCATGCGTACTGGATGAAAGCAGAGTTGGCGAAAGAGTGTCCATTGGTAGAGGTCAAGAATAGGGAAGTGCCTAGTGGCGAGTTCTTTTTTGATGTCCCTATTGGTCATTTTAAGTATGTGGACTTAACAGAGTTATTCTAGCCGTTTTTAGCCATGTCTAGGGCTATATGCTTGACTTCTTTTGCTCGGTTAAGCCAACCCTTACCAAATGTAGGAAAGGTCTTTAAACCCCTATAAAACGATTCTTTCTCTGTAGAGAATTTCTCTATCAGATCGGCTGCGTCAGATTCGGTAACCAGAGCCATTGTTCTAGGGCCGATAACGCCATCAGCAACAACGCCAATAGCTTGTTGAAACAATTTGACACTTCTACCTGGGCCAGCATTGACACCAAAATCGAATAGCAAATAATCAAGGCCGTTGGGAAGAACATCGCAATAGCAAGGATTCCAGTATTTCGATTTGTAGAAGTTTCCGACTGTTTCATGCGTTAATGCCTTCATGTCGTTGTGCGTAACTGGATGGCCTACAAAGGATTCCCAGTTAGCTTGTGTAACTCCAAGCATGGTACAACCTAGTCTGCCGTCTGGCAGCTTGTTGCCAGGATCACGAACATCATCTGTAAAACCACCCTCAGACTTTAGTAGTAGCTCTAAACACTTATTAAAACTCATTTTTTAAGATTAGCCATAATGCGTGTACCAAATAAGAAACCAAAGGCTATGTTGGCAGCCTCAACACCGATTCTTTGTATCTCAGGGGCTACTGGTAAGAATAAACTTCCTATGCCTACGACAATGACAAACAATGCGCCCAGATAGCGACTAGAGGCTCTTAAATCAATTACCCATTGACTAGGTTGCCCATAAGGATTATCTAGCGCAGCAATGGCTTGTAGCTTGTTTATTTCATTCTCATCTAACTTGATCTGCTCATCAACAGAAATCGGTTTTACACCGCCTGTAAACATTCCGATCAGGGACTTGATGCCATCAATGCCAACAGGAACTAACGCACCAATAATTGTTTCTAGAATCATTTAACCGCCAATTTTAATATGACCTACACCAGCTAGGTAAGTTACTACACCGATTGCTGCAACGCCAACAATCCAAAATAATTTAGTAACTACTGAGCGACCAACTGAGGTATAGACATTTTCGATAACTCTTTCAGTTACCTTTTCAACAATATCCTCAATCTCTTTTTCTGTTAAGTTAGCCATGATTAATATAACTCAGCCCAATAGGACAGAGTTCCTGTACCTGTTAATGTATAAGATGCACTAGGTGGAATAATTGCGCTTACAGAGCAAATGCAATCAGAACCAATATTATTACCAACAATAACTTTGTTGCTTGCTACAGTTACACCGCCAACAGTTAAAGTTGCTAATGTAGTTGCATTTGTACCGCTACCAGCTATACCAGCATTAACTTGTATTGGGTAAGCATTGCTGTTTGTATATGGTGTTCCAATTGCACGACTACTTGATACATTATTCCAAACAGTTCCACTTTTACCAACACCGCCAGATGGTGCAGAAGATGTCCAGCTAGTTCCATCCGATGTAAGTACATTACCAGTTGTGCCTGGGGATACTGTAGTTACAGCAGAAGTTGCATTACCAATTAATACACCTTTTGATGTATGAGTTGCTGCACCTGTACCGCCTTGGGCTACAGTTAATGCAGTAGTTAGACCAGTTAATGAAGTAATATCTGAGTTTGCTCCGCTACTAGCAGCACTTAAATTTGTTCTAGCATTACCAGCAGTAGATGCTCCTGTACCACCAGAGGCTACTGGAACGGCAGTAGAAAAAACTACAGCACCAGTAAAGGTTGTAGCACCAGTATGAACAGATGTACCTGTTACCACTAGGTTTCCACCTACAGTAAAGTTATCAGCAGATGCGCCTGTCTGTTGGTCTTTTAGTTGGCTCATTAGCTCACGAATAGCATTGTTAATGCCAGATGGAGCGCAACCCTCTGCAATATTAATACTGTCTATGTCGGTATTGTTAGCTGGAGTGCTATCAAATTCTGAAATCTTTGTCTTTGCCATTTTTTATCTCGTTAAAAAGGTTGTTCTTCTTCATTAGTAGGAATTGGATTTGCTAATAATCCACGAGTAGTAGTTGCTGGGACTGCCCCAAATCTACTTCTAATTACTTCTGGCATCCTACCTAAAGCCATCATTTCTTGCAATTGGCGAATTTGATCCATACCAAGTTGTGTTGCACCAGCTCTAGCTAAACCACCAACAGCAGGCACAGTTGCACCACCAATAACAGCACCAACAGGGCCACCTAATAACGCTCCAACTCCAGCACCCATACCAGAACCAACACCAGTTTGTAATGGACTTGTTCCTGCATACTTACCAGCCCATCTTAAAAAGTTTTGTAGTTTGCCACCTTTTGCAGCAGCAATAATTGCATCTTGCTCGGTCTTAGTAAAAAACTTTAAATCTTCTGAGTCTGCAAGATTTACTAATTTTCTACGCAAGGCAGTTTCTAATCCTGATTGTGAATAATTTGCAGTTGCTCTTAGTTCTGCGCTTTGTAAAATATCTTCAAGTGCTTGGGTTTTATTGTTTCTTGTCCATAAAGCACGAGCATCTTTAAGTGCTGAAATAGCAGTTTTAGAATCACCTTTTAAAATATCGTTTGCACCAAGATTATTAATGTAAGTGTCAAACTCTTTTAACGCTTCTTTTGCGTACTTTCCACTTCTACCACCAGAGCCTTGTGCATCTCTAATAAATTGACGAGTTAAGTCTAATTGCTCTAATGTTTGTGGTCTTTCAAAAGTTTGTTGCAATCTGCGTTGTACTGCCATGGCTCCAGTATCTTCTTGTGGGTCAATAGCAATACGATCAGAAACACTTTTAACAATTGATTGGCCTGCGTTTTGTAGGCTTTCTGGCTTAATTACTGCGCCAGCTTGAGCAGACCTTGTGTATGCGTCTGATGCTGATGCTCTTAATTCTTTTGCAGTAGGAGCAACTTCTCCTTGCCTACTTTTTACACCAAATGGTGCGCCCATTCCCATAGCAGCAATTAATCCAGCCAAAGGACTTCCTGTAGCCTCGGTAACGGCTTGCGCTGTCATTTGTTGTGGAGCAGCAATAACGGCTTGTGTAATAGGAGCTTTGCCCATTTGCTCTGCAACATTTCTAGTTACAACAGATGCGCCTTCTTTTGCCAATTTAGCTAAAGATGGTAATTGAGTTGCAACACCACCCATGCCAGAACCACCAGCCTCTATTACACGCTCTGTAGTGCTTGTTGGCTCTGCATAGCCAGCTTTACCCATATATTGTGATGCTACTTGGCTTGGCATAGCTAATCTACCTAAATCAGCACCAGTAATTTCTTTTACTCCACTAGATGCTAGATTAATAAGTGTATTAAGAACATCTCCAATTGGTAGTGCCATTGATCCAACTAAAGCACCAGGCGCACCAGCTACAGCACCACCAGCCATAGCACCAGTAATAGCAGGCGCAGCTCCACGAGTTAATAGCTCTCCAACACGACCAGCAGTAAGTGGCTGTTCTTCAAATGGATTTGCTTGTTGTTTTATGTCAAATTCATCAAACGGATTAGCCATTATTATTGTCCTTGTAATGCTGAAGCAGCAGCACCATTACCAAATTTTTGATCAAAAAATCTTCTCATTTCTGGGCTAGGATTGCTTTGTAATTTTTGGATTGCTCCGCTTGGAATGCCAGTTATGTCTATTGTTCTTGGAATAGAAATTGTTTTTCTAATGTCTTGTCCACCACCATAAATAGAATCATATTTTCTAATCATGCTTTCTTGGGTTTCTGTGGTTAATCCTTTTAATTCTCTTAAGTTTTTAATAACTTGATCTGATGTTTGCGCTTGGTCTAAAGAACCATAAATAGACTCAAAACGAGGCCATTCTTTTTCGGTCATATTGCCTACTGCTCCACCAGTTTTTGATTCTGCTCTCATTTTTGCAATTGCAGATAAAGAAATAGCAGATTTAACTCTATCTAAGTCTGCTTTAGCATTTGCAGCAGTAGTTCCACCAATTCTTGACTGAAGCTCTCCACCAAAACCAGTTGCGGATTTTATTCCAGCTTGATTTTGAAGAAGTCTATCTACAGTATCATTAATATCACGCATACTTATTGCAATACTTGTAGTTGCTGCTTGTTCTTGTGGCTGAACAATCATTAGTTCTTGTCTATTTTTTAAAGGCAAAGATGGGCTTGCAATTTGTGGAACAGTTTTTCTTTCTGTTTTTGGTATGTCTGCTGCTGAAAATCCTTGAGTATCAGGAGTTGGAGTCTTTGTTGTTACTTGTCTATCTAATGATTGAGCAACACCACCTAAAGACATAATTTGCTGACTTGTTGGTGGCATTTTTCCTGTGGCAAGTTTATATTGTTGTTGTGCTTGCAATAAAACATCTCCACCAGTACCAGTTTCATAAACAAGTTTAGTTGCATCTATTACATTTTTAAGAGCATCTCCAGGCTTGCCAATTTGACCAAATGCTAATACATCTGATTGTGCTGCTTTTGGCAATCTAGCAAAATCAGTTGTTCCGTATGTAGTTTGTGCATACTGTTGTTGTTGATCTGATAGTTTTGCTGATGGGCCAGTCATTGCGTTTCTTAATGACTCAATCATTCCAGCATTACCAGAAATTGCTAGTTGTGGAGCAATTCTTTCAACATCAAAAGTTCCTGGAGTTTCTACTACAGCAGGGCCTATTTCTGAGGGAATGGCAGTTTGCTTTCCTGGAGTATATGCACTAGCAAGAAGCGTTTGTAATTGTTGTGCTTGTTTTTGCTTACGCACTAACTCTTGAACCTGAGTAGCTTTTATCATGTTCTGTAACGCAGAGTCTATTT